TTATAAGTAAGAGAGCGACACGCCAAAGGTCCAAGTCGAAAGAGAAGAGGCGTCGTTGACAGTGAACGCAAAAGCACCAACCAACTAGCCGTCATAAGGACCCGAGCCAAAACGGGCGAAGCCGACCACAGAAGAATTTGACCAGCAACCATCACAATAATATGTAGAAGAGGATCCTCCGGCTTCATTTGTTGGAACTAATCCCAAGTGCGGCACGAGCTGCATTTTTTTAATATACAGTTGTGAAATTGTTCCAGGAAGAGTTACTCCTGAATCAATATAACCAGTGCCATCTGAATTATAATCTTCCACGGTTGAACCGTCATCTGTACCTAGGCACATTTTGTATAGAAGTTTGCCATTTTTTTGAATAACTCCTTCGGTGATCTTCCAAATCTCGCCCCACCAATCTTCCATCCAGAATACTGTCACTCTTCCATTGCTATTATCACCATAGAAACGACCTTTTTTATCATTTGTTCCAGTAGTTATTATTTGTCCTGTATTTGATTCATTTACATAGCCAGTATATCTTCCGGTGCCAAATGCAGTTTGAGCATCTAATGTTTTGGACATCAAAATCAATAAATAATTTATTAATCTTCTGAAATTATATACATCTGCTCTCCAGCCTGGACCGTTTGCTTTTGCATATTGGAGTTGCAAATTCCCTGCGACACTCCTGCAGCAAGATTGTCCGGACAATGAACGTATTATGTTGTTTATTAATGAACCGTTATATAAAGCCCTATAACAATAATCTGCGTAGGTTCCATCGGCTTTTTTGTGAGTCCAGCAGTCGTAATTTTCATCAACCTGTTTATTGGCTATGCTGATATGTTTTCTTCCATTTACATTTTGCTCTTTTATCCATATCTGTCCAACTTGAAGCATTGCATTTCCGTCATAATTAACATTTTTATTATCTGACGGAGTTACACCATCGGCTTTCGAACCAAGGTCATTTTCATGCAAATAATAATCAACAGTACCATCTGTTTTTAACATACAGGGTTTTATTAAGTCCATAAAAAAGGCCCCTTCCCAGGAACCATAATTAAATTTTTTAGTATTATAATCCATATATGCCGGTTTAAAATCCTTATTATCTCCGGCATATTGTACCGATGTATAAGGATCGCTGTCATTATTATCAATTACAAATTCATACACTTTGGTTCCAAATTCGTTTTGAGAATTTCTGCAATATACATCATGCGTTGAATAAGGAAAGGCTTTATAAAAATAACCGGTGCCATTTGTATCAACTAATGGAGTAGTTGAATGAGTTCCCCATATTGTAATATCTGCAACAAGTTCTCCGTCATTTTCGTTCTTTGGATAACTGCCGAATTTTTTTCTTATTTGCGTTCCGGCCCAAGTACAGAGAGTAAACATATCAATTACTGTATTTTTGGGATCATTCCAGGTTAATTTTCTTGTTGCTCCAACTTCTGTAATATTTAAATTCGTACAAACTGAAGGAGGAATACCCTGTCCTTTAGCGGAATATTCACGAGAAATATTTACAACAACATTAGAGGCATTGGCAACTTTTACAATGATTGTTGCTTCTTCTTCCACAGATATGCTGCTAATATTTGATGGGATATAAGTTGCAATATCTCCTTTGTTACCGTATGCATACAAAACCTCTAATTGTGTTTCCGGATCGATTGCAAATAACCCAATTTCTCTGAACGTATATCCTGTTTCCCCTTGAGTAATTAATGCAGTGATTGAAATGTTTTGTTCATCAACTTTTGATTTATCGTATATACCCAATTCCTGCAATGGGTTTATTAAATCCGTAAGTGTTGCCGGGTTAAGAGTGCCTAATTCCCCATCTCCAATTTTTACTTTTGTGAATGTTATTGAAGCACCTAATTGTGCTTGCGTTAATATTGAATGACCGGCTGTTGTCAAGCCGGTTTGTATAGTTGAGTCTGCTGTCATTTATTCCTCTCCTAATATATTTCTACAATCAAAGGTTGTTTTTGAACGAATAGAAACCCCGACACCTGTATAAAAAATTCCAGAGCCTTGCAGCAATAAAACTATTGCATCAAGCCATTGAGATTTTCTTTTTGTTTTTTCCAGGGAACTTAAAAATAAAAGCAATTTATCAGTATATGAATTTACATCGGTTGTTTCAATCTTAAAATGGTGCGGCGCAATGTTGTCATACTCAAAATGTTCTCTTAATTTTGCGTGTGAAAAATATGCAGATAGCACCTCTTCAACGGCTGCAGTTGTTGCCCTGGTCATGAATATTCTGTCAGAATTTTTGCAGATATTTCTTTTGGTATCAATATCTGCCGTTTTGTCATACCAACTTATATCACATTCCCATGCCAGTTCATCAAGTTCGGATTCCGTCATCGAATCAATCCTATCCCAATCGCTTAATTTTTTAAGATCCTGTGCAACTGGTCTGAATATTTCATCAATGGATTCACTTAATGCCTTTATGCAACCGTCATCTTTCATAAAATCCGGCAACAATTTTATAAACTCAAGTGTATCAAGTTTCACTTATTCCTCCTCTATCGCATGGGTTACTATAAGATTTTCTGAAAACATTGCTAATTCACAAATTCCCTTTGGTGACACAATTTTTTCTCCAGAGTATTTGTATTCATTTTCCTTCGCTGCACCAACTTTTGTTGTTAAACGTGCATCTTTATAAACCATTGTTTCTGTGGCAACATACGCATCTTTTTCTCCAACACCGGAAACATAGAAGATTTTCTTTTCATTGTCATATACAGAATATGAAGTTACACTATTTGCTGTTCCTAAATCTGTAAACACAGGCTTTGTTATTTCAACTCTTTTAGCTCCTGCGTTTACTAAAAATGCCCGCAACTTATCCGGATTTATATCTCTTTTTAATTTTGCTGACTGCCATTTGATATATTGATCTATTGCACCACCCTTATTTTCAATTGCAGGTACTGCATCTGCTTCCATATCTTCTGTAGTGAAATACTTTAGCTCTATATCGTATTCTTTTACTACTGGTCCATATGCATGAACTTCATCATTCATTGGCCTTCTGTTTTTAGGAGTACAGCTTTTTAAAACTTTATCCAAAATTTCTTGAGAAGGAATTTTTGTGCCTTTTACCATAACCGTAATATCGACTCTACCGGCTTCGTGATTTGATGATGCTTTAGCATCTTCTATACTTGCATCAGCAGAAAGTGCAAAATACTCGTAGGCTTCTTCCGGACCAGCTGTTGAAAAACCGGCAGGGGCTTTTCTGATTCTTTCTCTGTAATTATTGTCACCGGTGCCGTCATCTCCATCTGGGTGATTATCACTCAATGGATATGGTTCACCATCGTCACCTTTACTTGTAGTTGTAACATTTTCAACAGCAACAATATAAGGAACATTACTTACTTGAGTTGTTATTGTTCCCGGAGCATATCCGTTATAAACAGAACCTCCGTTTTGTGCTTTTATTGGAATATCAATGTATAATTCTCCTGCTGTTATAACTCCTACTTCTGTGGTTTCAAAAACCAAAACCCCATCGGGTGTTATAGTTGAGCCTTTTGGAACTGTAACATTCATACTTAAAGGTGCGGCTAATTTGTATCTTTCAACAGAAACTGCATATTCTTTTTCTAATCTGGTACAGTTGACACGTCCCCCCAAACAATCCAAAACCTCAGCTTTTGCATATCTCAGGAGTCTTAATTTTGCTTTTTCATTTAAATCTGCATATAAAGAACACATCAAAATAATTATTGCGTTAGCAAAAATTCTTCTTTCATCTCCTGAATGTAGTTGGTCAGGAACATATTTGTCTAATTTTTCGTTAACTATATCTTCAATATAAGCATCATCAATTGATGCAAATAATTCGGCACTGTTTATGCTCATATTAATTCTCCAATACTGTTATGTCAGGAACAATTTTGAGGTTATGGTCTTTCGTTTCAATCACGTCAATTTCATTAATACTCACACGTTCCTCATAGGTTTCTATTTGTTCTTCAGCATCAGCAATAGCCAGAGGTTTGACCTCTTCAATGGGTTTATCGTATAAACTTCCATCTAAGCCCATATCACGCAAATATGGAGCTTGGCCACGAACAATATTTAAAATATTTTGTACGCAAACTTGCGGATCGCCATTGCCTATGCTTCTCACGATTTAATTCCTTTCGCCTTTTTCTTTTTTTCAACATCTTTTGCATTGACTGCAATTGATAGTTTACTTTTTGAAGCCTTTTTCTTTTTAGCTGTTTTCTTCTCTTTTTCTTCTTCGGGTTCCCCGAAAGTCAAAGTTATATCCATTGAAATAATTAGCCCATCCGGTGCAAAAACAGCATTAGAAGGTTTGACCTTCATTAGCATTGTTTTTAATGGTCCGAACCGTTTTCCTCCCAGGATAAAAGTATCTTTAACTCCAATAATGTCGCAAGCTTTAGCATGTTCTTGTTCCGGGGATGCCCCACACATTCGGTCAACAGTATAGCTTACTGATAAGGAGTCTTTTTTATAGCCCTTAACAACTATTTTGTCGTTTCCTCCTGCACCTTTTTTTGATTCTGTTTTAACCCCAAAAGAATAGCTAAGGGAATTAACTGTCATTATTTTATTATCAGATATTTCCCATTTTATTTTATTGAATTGTGCTTGAATTGTCATTTATAACCTCTATTGCGGAGGAGTTGTTTTGCCACCTTGACTATCTTGGTGTGTATGTTCATTGTATGAACCGCAAGATTTGCTTACAAAGTCTGTGGCATTGACATTTCCGCTTACCGTTTGTGATCCATTTTGAGTTGTATTTCCATCAATTATTAAATCGTACGGAATATGTTCTTGAAAATTCCCATCTGCTCGCCCTAGAATATATCCGGATTTATCCTCAAACAGTGCATACACGACTTCTATTCCAGGTGCTAAATTTCCCATTGTTCCACGTAAATACCAAGGAATTACAAGGGGCCTTGTTACAGCCCCTCCAGTTAATGATATTATTTTAGCTGTTGTCGCATGTCCTTTTACGTCAACAGGCGAAGCTTCAATTGACGAGATTTTCCCTTTTAAGATCTGTGACATATTGCTCCTTATTTTAAAAATCTAAAAAAATGATTAGTTTTTTTCTTTACATAATCATGCCGGATTTTGGTATAAAAAACATTTCCATCATTAGATGCTGCAGTTGCTGTTTTTAAAGTAACAATACTTGCAGCAGATAAATCTCTCATTATATCTGATTGAAAATTTCCAGTCTTTAACGCACGATTCGCTTTAGCTAGAATATTCTTTGCATACAAATTACCTTCGGCTGAATTATCAATATAGCCTTGTAAGATTTTTCTGCAAACATTTTCATTGTTTATTCCGGCAGATGCGAATCCTGAAACACTACCGTTATCAACTTCGCAAGCTCCGTAAGCATTTATAGAATTGTCATCGTATTTATACCCTGTGTCATCTTTTACTGTAATAGTTTTAACCGGGGTAGATTTTTCAATTGCTTCCGGAGAGTATAAAATAATCTTTCCGTCATAAATTACAAATGCGCAACCTTCTAACTCGCATCTCTCAGAAATAAATTGCAAGTCTGACATATTTTCTTGTTCCAAAAATGGTATTGTTCTGTTTTCAATATCATAATTTTCTGCCCCAAGATTATTTCTGCCGGCAATTTCTGTTATAACTTGCAAAAACTTTGCATT